TCAATAAAAAATGGCGGAGAGAGTGGGATTCGAACCCACGGTACGTTGCCGTACGGCAGTTTTCAAGACTGCTTCCTTAAACCACTCGGACATCTCTCCTTGTGGACACTCGCCTTACGCCGTGTCGAATGCCTATTTAATTTACCAGATTTGCCGCGTGCTGTCAAGCCTTTCTGCAAATTTTTTCAGGATGGTGGGAAAAGCCGCCGTCACCCACAACCTTTTTTTGCTCCGCTTGCAGAAAGCTCTTTACAGAAACACCTTTTTGTTGTATAATAAAGTCATCAAAAGAATCCCCCTCTGGATGTAAAGGAGAATTACCATGTCGTTTTCAGAGCTATTGAAGCAGTGCCGCAAAAAACAGGGCGTGAGCCAGGCAGAACTCGCCGCAAAGCTCGGCGTGACCCAGCAGGCCGTCGGCAAGTGGGAAAGCGGCAAATCCTCCCCCGACCCCTCCACGGTGGCCCGCATCGCGGAGCTGCTGAACACCACGGCAGACTATCTGCTGGGGCTGTACCGCCCGGTGAGCAACGTGTCCGCCCCGGAAGAGCGCTTCTTTGGCAGCTATTCCGAGAGCTTGATCCCGGTGATCGGCACCGTGAAGGCCGGTTACGGTGCTCTGGCCTTTGAGGAAGACTACGGGCAGGAGTATGCCCGCGTGAAGGATCCCTCCAACTATTTCTATCTGGTGGTGCGCGGTGACAGCATGGAGCCCCGCATCCAGGACGGTGACCTGGCCCTGGTGCACAAGCAGGACACGCTGGAAAACGGCGACCTGGGCGTGCTGATCTACGGCGACGAGGGCGAGGGCACCCTGAAGCGCTACATCCAGCGCGGCAACTGTGTGGTGCTGCAGCCCTTCAACCCCGCCTACAACGAACTGGTGATCAAGGGCGAGGACCTGAACCGCCTGCACATTGCCGGCCGCGTGGTGGAGACCAAGGCCAAGTGGTAA